TTCGGTGGTTCGAATCCACCTTCCCCCACCAAGAAAGCGTCCCGCCAATAGGCGGGGCGTTTTATTTGTTTTTGCTCGTTTTTTGCAACTTTTTTGCGCTAATAAAGCAGGTGTTGCCATTTCGATCTACGGTCAAATCTGGTCAAACGAAATCAAATAAAATCAATAGTTTGATGTCAAAAATGATGTCAGAAAAATCCGCCCCCATTTCTGAGGGCGGAAATTTTTATAGGGACCGTATTTTTCGCATTACCCCATTATATACTCTCGGGTTAGCAACTTGTAGCGTGTCCATCAAGTCATCCATAATGCCCCATACCTGCTCCTCGTTTCTCCCTTCAACCTCGCGGAGAAATTCGCTGTCTCCGTATCTCCCGACCTCTACAGGTATTTCAGCCGGAGCCGCAGAATAGGCTTGCTCATAGGTACGACTTTGCATTTCCGGTTCTTGCTTCTTCATCTGGTTCTTGATGGTGTACAAGGTTGCTAATTTAGCGTATGCGGGATAGCTGCTCTCTCCGTACTCCAGACGAGCAATCTCAATGTCGATCTCTTTGGGGTCTAGCATAGGGGGCACCCCCTATCAATCCCGACCCAGTTCGGACATAAAGCGGCGAATGGCGTCGCGCTCCCTCTCAGTGGTAGCGTTATCCATCATCTCCTGAGCCTGCTCCATCATAGCCTCTTTGGAGTCGTGGCGGCTGTATCCGCCCATGCGCCCATCCCGGCTATAACGTCCCATGGAATCCCGCTTCCGGCCACGGTAGCTGGAGCCGCGGGCATAAGTGCCGCGCATATCGGCCTCCCAGTTCCCGGCCCGGCTGTACCCATCGCCCTCTTCCAGCATCACGATCTTGTCGATGTTCTTAACGGTATCGGTGAGCTTGTGAACCAGTTCCAAATCCCCGGCTCCCATCTCAGGCTTGCGGGCGATCTCCTCCAACTCTTCGCAGAGCTTTTCTTTCAGTTCATGCATATACATTCTTGACTCTCCTTTCAAGCCACACGCTCAACGATCAGATTAGCATTTTCAACCTCAATCGTTTCCGCGCTGGTATTTTTGACTGCCACAGTTACGCAACAGCCACGGGGGACCTCAATAAAGGCCGCAGCAAACACGTTGAAAAACTCGTCCACCGCAGCAGGGGTCACGATAGCGGTAGCGCTGCCCAGCGCCTCTCCCTCCACGGCAATTGCCACGGAGATAGGGCCTACCGCGCCGCCGGTTGGAATGGCGATGTTGCTTCCGAAAACCACCTTATAGCGGGCACGGCACTGATTCGTCATTCCCCGCAGGGTAACAATGCCGGAGCCATCTCTATGCACAACACAGTTGGACCCGCTGACAGGCGTCTCTGTAAAGATCACATTCTGATTAGCGGCCACCTGCTGGACAAATACTCCAGTAAATTCAGCCATAAACTTCATTCCTTTCAAAAAAGTCGGCGGAGGCTATTGCCCCCGCCGCATGGTTCAAAATCGGCACGGGGCCGAACATGTAAGCCTTTCTTACAAGTTGATGTATTGGGTTTTAGCAGCCGCAGCCGCAGGGATTGCAGCCACATCCGGCATAAGGATTGGGCACCTGATAGGCCGGAACAGGCATGGGATTGATGCGGCGGATCAGCTCGGCAGTCTGCGCTTCCTGATTAGCGGTGATGAAAGCGTTCTGAGCCGCCTGAGAAGCCTGGAACTTCAGGCTCTGGTTTTCAGCCGTCAGAGTAGCGATCTTGTCCTGGGTCAGGAAGTCCAGGATTGCCCGGGAGTTGGCGTTGGCATTGTCGATGATGTCCCGCGTGCTGGACTGGATGGTGTTGCGGGTATCGCAAGCCTGGGTAGCCATGTCGTACCGGACGCCGTCAATGCTCCGCTGAGTATCGCAGCAGCACTGCGCCAGCTGGGCGCCGATGGCATTAAAGCCCGCCTGCGTCTGATAGCCCAGGTTGCACACAGCGGTATCCACGCCATGGAAGCCGTTGGTCACAGCGGAGAGGATAGAGCTCTGGCCATTCTGCAGACCGTTGAGCGCAAATCCCTCGTTGATATCCGCGCGGGTGGCCCAGCCCTGACCGGAGGGAGAACCCAGGCCATTGCCGGAGTTGCCACCCCAGCCGCCGCCATAGCCGCCCCAGCCGAACATACCGAAGATCAGGAACAGGATAATCCAGGAGGCCCAATCGCCGCCCCAGCCGCCGAAACCGCCGTTTCCGCCCTGATAGGCAGGAGTCACGGGCATGGTCATCACAGCGCCGTCAGAAGAAAGACTCATTGTGTTATCTCCTTTGTAGATTTATTTTCAAAACCCGGCCGGGATTTTGATTAAATGGTTTGAAATGGTTTAATAAATGGTTTGGAAATGGTAAGTACACTTTGCAAATTCACTTCACATTCTGCGGAAAGTGAAGTTCACTTCTTCACTTCCCAAACATTCCCCGCATCCCTTCAAACACACCTGACATCTGCTGGGCCTGCTTTTGGACCTGGTTGAGCTGGTCCTGAGTAATGCGGCCAGAGGATACCATCTCTTGTATCATGGCGTTGGGGTCCTTGCCGCGCATCTGCTGCATGAACTGCTGAAACTGCTGCATCAGGTTGGGCTGACGATTGCCTCCCATCGCGTTGAAAAAGGGATTCATTCTGCATCCTCCTTTGTATCCGACTTTTTAGTAGTCTGTTTCTTTGTTGCCAGAGCCTCTACACGGGCTGCCAAAGCGTCTAGGTCCTGCTTAGTGGCGTACTCCACGGGAGTCGCCTGCGGAGCCGAAAAGTCTTCTCCGCGCCTCTTATAATCATAGGCAACTATAGGAAACGGCTTGCCTTGTGCATCTGCCCGTTTCTCGTAGAAAACTGGGGCTGTGCTGTCCCAAAGGCGCACAAAACCGTTAGCCGCTACCAAATACGCCGTTGCCGCATTCTCTCCTTGCACCCAAATGCGGTCATCCACCGAAGAAGGCATAGGATTTCCCGCCTGCTGGGGCTGTGCCTGCGGCATCTGCGGCTGCATGGGCTGAAACTGAGACCCGCGAAGCTGGGCCAGCTGATCCGGCATGGGCGGCTGATAGTACATGGGCTGATAGCCCGGCATATATTGATACGGCATACTCAATCCTCCATCCAGTAATACAGCACGGTCTTTCCGCCGCTGTTCCAAGTGTCTATGATGCGCCCGTCAAAAACACAGACAATGTGAGTGTCCAGAGCCAACAGATAGATGCCATAGGGATGCTCATGGGCGAACTCCTGTACAGTCATATCGTCGTACTCTGGTAGATAGCGCCGCCAGCCTTTACGACGAAGATATTTGCCCCAAACCGGATTGCCTGACGGCATATCTGCGGCAAGGTAGCCCTCCCAGCATAGCCCCCAATAGGTGGTGTCCCAATCCTGATCTAGGGCAACGGAAATTGCCCTGACGGTGCAATCGCCTACGTTCTTTCCGTCTCTATTGGCGTTGTAATATTCAAACGTACTGTTTCCTGTCATCGTACAAAAGCTCGTTCTGCCGGATAAACCGTTCCAATCCGGAGAAGTCTCCCTCCGCCGCATACTTCTCGCAGGTGTCTCTTGCTGTGGACTCCGTGAAGCCGCAGGCCACCAGCCGGGCCACCAGTTCTGAACCATTCAGGATCAACTTAAAACACGTCCTTATGTAAGAAATCAGGAGGCCGCAAGGAGGGCGGCGACGTGTACCAGCCCTTGTTCCTTACGTCCTCCATGCTTAAATTTTCTCACAAAAAATCCCCGGCTGGGGGTGATCCCAGTCGGGGTTATGTAAGACTTATGCTTGATTTATGCTGAGTTTGGATAGAGCTGCTTTGCTACATCGGCAACTCGTTGAAAGATGTACTTTTCATGAGTGCTAACAGCGCCGCGATACCAGCCGAGGTCGGTGGCAACTTCGATTTGGTCTACCTTATCAATGATACGGCGCTTCGCTATAAATTCGTCATCCTCGTGTAAGGCAGCTTCATAGATGGCTCTCTCAAGCTGAGAGCGCAAGAGCTTATCCAGCGGATCAGGCAGTTTCACTCTTGCGCTCACAGTCTCACGTCCTTCTTTCCTGTTATTCCATCAGCTCCCAAAACCGGTACAGCATTGTACACATCTGCTGCCGGGTAACGGGCTGGGAGAGCATCAGGTCCCCCTCGCTGTTGCCCGTCAGGATGCCGTTCTTTACGGCCCATTCCACGCCCTCTTTGTGGGCGCCGCTGGGTGTATTGTCCATAGTGACCTCCTTGTCATAGGCGGGCCGTACAGCCCCCAGGATTTGACTCAGCGTGCGGGTCCGGCGCATGACCTCTCCCCCATCGCTGTCGTTGCCAATGGCGGTGTTGCCCTCGATGGCGGTGATGGAACTGCCACCCACCGCCTCCACGATGCCGCAGTGGTCCGGGCGCTTGTCCCCGCCCCAGTCGTAGATCACTACGTCTCCGGGCTGGTAGTTGGATGTTACCCAGTTCCCGGCAGACTTGGCGGCGTTCATCAGGATGGTGCAGGAGGCCGTCTCAATGGGCAGCTTGACACTCGCCTGGGCAAAGACCCACTCCACAAACATCACGCACCAGGGCTGGCCGTCCAGGCCGTACCATGCGCCGTATTTCGTCCGGTTGGAGTTGGCTGGGGTCTCTTTGTACCCCAGCTCTCCCCGGGCGATGTCAAGGAGTTCCCGTACTGTTGCCATTGTCCGCCTGCGCTTTCTTCTCCGCCTGCGTCCCGAAATAGAAGGCGATCACCACGGTGAACACCGTCAAGAACTGCTCTGCTGTCACGCCGCCGGTGCAGGTCAGGTAAGCGAACACCGCGGTCAACACAATGGTGACGATAGACTTCACCGCCAGAAGGTTTGCCAGGCGCTTCTGTAACGTCTCCATATCAGCCCTCCTCATAAATGATAGTGAGGCCATATTCGACAGCTGCATCATGCTCAATCCTGCACCCACGGGCCTTTTTCCAACCCTTGCAGAAGTAGGCCGCATGACAGAGGCTCATGTTTTCCAGGGACTTTGCGAGGAAGCACAGGGGAATCTGGACAACTCCACGCTCCTCCATCTTCTCTTTGCTGTACCACTCATCTGTGAACAGGGTGTTCACGATCTCATACCCCTTTTCCTTCAGGGCCGAGATAGCTTTCTCCCTGGTTGCGATGATTTCTTCATCGGTTTTTCCAGCCATCGGCTGGGACAGCATAGCTTTCATGTCTTACACCTCCGGCTCCACCATGGTGTCACCCTTCAGCTGGTACTTGTGGCCGGCGATGTAGACCAGGGCATATTCCTCGCCCATGTTGACATCCACGGTGCGGCCGTTCACCACATGAACCTTCTCCAGGCAGCCTACTCCGTGGTCCATCAGGCCATAGCCGTTGACGGTGTCGGGGGTCTCCCCTGCCGTGGTCGCCACGAACTCCTCCTGAGTGATGACATTGCGGTTGGGGTCCAGGGTAAAGCCCGCCTCCGCCTCCCTCAGCGCCTCATTCGCCTCGGGCAGGGTCATTTCGCCAGTGGTGTACTTGTTCAGAATTTCGTTGGTAGTCATAAGTAAGCTCCTTTCAAATTACAGCCCAATGCGGGCCAAAATAAACGCAATCACAGCCGCCAGAACCGCCCACACGGACTTGTCCACGATGGCCTCCCAGCGGCGCCCTGGTTTTGCCGTCTGTTCCTCCTGCTTTGCCAGAAGCTTTTCGATGTTTTTATCCATGTTGGAAAGCTGCTCGTCCAGCTTGGCGTCTCGGGCAATCTGTTCCCGCTGCCAGTCATAGAACGAATTATGGAACTTCTTGGAGTCCTGCTGCCAGTCCTCCAGAGCCTTGATACGCCCCTCCAGACGGGCTGCTGCTTCCAGGCCAAAGCAGTCATGCCGGGGGTCTCTAACGCACTTCTCGTCAGCCATTGGACACCTCCCCCAGGTCCTCCCACTTCACGCCCACG